CCGGTATATTTCACCAACGCGGTCTCTGGCGACGCCGACGGCGATTGGGATGAAGACGAGGACTACAACTACCTCGACGCCCTCCAAGACTCTGGCTACTGGATGCAGAAGCTGAGGTCCGTGAACAAGCCCTACGAGACGGCCGCCGCCACCATCATCCGTGTTCAAGCTGAAGCCGCCAGCTTGGGCCCGAGGGCCAAAGGCCTGATCACGTTCCGGCACAAACGCAGAAACTGACATGACCACGCAAGCCTTCCGATCCGCCGTATTCTCCCTGCTCGATGGCCACCTGTCTGCCAATCACCCCGGCGTGTTCGTCATGTGGGAGAACGGACCTGAGGTGGATGAAGCCTCTGTCGGCGACCTCTTTGTCGATGTCGAGCTGCGCTTCTACGGGGCGCAGCTGATTGAGGTGGGGCAGGGCGGCAGAGGTCGGCACAGCGGGGCCATCAGTGTGGACGTCTACGCCAAGCAGGCCACCGGAACAGCCAGCGGAGATGAGATCGTCGACGGCCTGGTCACCTTGTTGAAGTCCAAGCGGTTGGCAGGCGGCATCACCATGATGCCCCAGCGCAAAGTGCCCAACCCGGCAAAGGGCTGGCATCGCACAGGGGTTTTGGTGCCGTTCCTCCTGAACGAGTAAATTTTTTCGTGTAGGGGGATTGCTTTTTTGCAAAACCTCTTCCAGTCTGGATCGAAACCCTGTTCCGTCTGACTGGAGATTTCCATGACCTTCGCATCTGGCGCTTTTGGCCAACTTCGCTACATCCCTGAGGTGACCCAAGGCGTCACGCCCGTTGCCGGCAACGGTGTCAACCTCCGTATGACCAACCCCACCATGAAGGCGGCGGTGAGCACGGTCAAGTCCAACGAGATCTCCAGCACCCGCATGGTGTCCGGTTCCACCAACGTGGACATCGACGTCAGCGGCGGCTTCGACTTCGAGCTGTCTGGTAAAGAGTACGACCCGTTCATCGAAGCCTCGGTGTACGGCGCATTCGCCCACTACGGCACCAACGGCCTCGGCTCCACTTTCTCCTGCACAACTGCAGCTGGCACGATCACTGCCGGCGCAGCCCCCACCGGCGGCTCCGCTTTCACCGGTCTGGCTGCCGGCTCTTGGTTCAAGCTGAACCCACCTGCAGGCGCGAGCGACACAGTGAAGGCCTACTTCGCTGACAAGTGGTTCAAGGTGGCTTCTACTACCTCCACCGAGATCACTCTGGACGCAGCCACTCAGATCAGCGGCGCTGGTTTGGGCATCACTGCTGTGGCTGGCTTCTCTGTGACTCAGTCTGTGGTGAGCAACGGCAACACTGCCAAGTTCTTCACGTTCGAGTACGACCAGACCGACATCGCTCAGTTGCTGCAGTTCCGCGGCATGCAAACCAACTCCATGGACCTGAAGCTGGACGTTGGCTCGATCATCACCGGTTCGTTCGACTTCATGGGCATGTCTCACGGCATCACCCAGACCACGACTCTGCCCGGCACCCCCGTGGCCAGCCAGTCTCTGGACCCCATGAACGCTGTGACCGACGTCGGCCTCGTGATGGAGAACGGCGCGAACCTGCTGTCCGCCGGCTCCTTCATCAAGTCCGTCAGCCTGAACATTGCCAACAACCTGCGTGCCCAGAAGGCTGTCGGTGTGTTCGGCAACGCTGGCATCGGTTCCGGTGAGCTGGCTGTGAGCGGCTCTCTGGAGGTGTACTTCGAAGACGCCACCTACTACAACAAGTGGCTGAATGGCACCACCACCAGCCTGGCAATCGGCATGGCCGACCAACTGGGTAACGGCTACATGTTCGAAATGGACAAAGTCAAGTTCAAGGATGGTGGCCTGAACATGGGCGGCAAAGACTCCGACGTGATGTTGAGCCTGCCTTTCGACGCCTTCTACAACGCAGGCACTGGCCGCGGTATCCGCATCACACGCGCCATCTCTGCGTAATAAGAATCCGGGGGCCTCGATGCCCCCGATCCCTTCTCCCGTGGGTTACGGGTGATCTCCGCCAAGAAGAAGTACAACAATGGACATTTTTGCCACATTCGCCACCGACGAAGCTCTCGAGACCGAGGGCAAATGGTTCAACATGGGTAAGACCACCCGTGTGAAGGTTGCCCGCTCCGGCAACCAAAAGTACGTCAAGCTGCTTCGCAAGAAGCTCGAGGAAAACAAGCTGGACCTCGAGACCATGGGCGACGACGCCAACGACTTGGCCGAGAAGGTTCTGGTTGACGTGATCGCTGACACCATCCTGCTGGACTGGGAAGACATTCAGTACCAAGGCAAGGAGATGGAGTACAGCCGCCTGAACGCACGCCTGCTCCTGCAGATCAAGGACTTCCGCAAGAAGATTGTCGGCTTCTCCGAGAACTTTGAAGCCTACAAGGTCAAGCAGGAAGAAGAGCTGGGAAACGACTCTCAGACTTCCTGAGCTGGCAGCTCAAGTGGGGCCCGCACCTGAAAGCCTTTCAGGCGCAGGCCAAAAAGACAGGGGTGGTTCCGCCACCCCTTTTGCGTAGGCCCAAACTCAAGAGGGACGATCAAGCCTTCTTGAGTGCCTTCTACGCCTGCAACCACAGTCGGCAGTCCGGGGGCATGGGCGGCCATAACCCCATCACCATCTCCGAGGTGAGGAATTATCTTGACGTGGTGGGGATTGACACCACGGACGAGAGGGCCAAGTATCTGAGGGTCATCCAGCTTCTCGACTCCATCTACCTGACAGATGCAGCCGAAAAGGTGAAGGCTCAACAGAAGAACAAGAAGCCCTAGCATGAGCGACAAGCCCACCATCGTCGAATTCGGCGCCGAACTGAATACAGCCGGCGTCGAATCCTCCCTGAAACAACTCCGTCGGATGCTGCTGGCCGCAGCAAACGATGATCCACTGTCTCAGCTTGGCAAGGGTGCGGAGAAAAACTTCAGCCAGGTTGGTTTGGGTCTGGTCGGTGTCCTTGAGAAGATGCACAAGGACATGCAGGCCTTCAACCAGCGGACAGTAGCTGAGGCCAAGAAGACGGGCAAGGCTGTGGCCGATGCTATGGAAGCAGAGGTCGGCAAGAAGACGATCAAGGTCAAGATTGAGGGGCAGTACACCCCCTACAACGCGCAGACCACTCTGGCTAAAGAGCTGGCCGCCACGCAGCGGGCAACCCAGCAGACTTACAACGCAATGTACCGGTACAACTACCGGGAGCAGGGTAAGGCGTTGGCTCAGGCTGCCAAGGACGCAGCCGACAAGCTGAAGGCCATGAACGATCGCCTCAGCTACCTGCACAAGGGTAGGCTCGATCTCGAGAAGTCCATGGCTTCAGAGATCAAGGCGAACCAGACTCAGATCGCCAAGGACATGGCGGAGTCTGCTGCGGCGCAGGCCAACAAGTTGAAGTCCCTGAACGAGCGTCTCTCCTTCCTCCATAAAGAGCGGGCAGTGATTGAGAAGACTGCTGCCGCTCAGGTGAAGGCAAATCAAGTGCAGCTCGCAAAGGAGGCCGGCGAGAGTCAGGCTCGGCTGCTTGCTTCACTGAAGAATCAGACCAAGGCAATGTGGTCTGGCCAGTCAGCCGATCAGAGTGCAGTTCTGACCACCCTCAAGAACCAGTCCAAGGCGATGTGGGCTGAGCAGGCTCAGACACAGCAAGCCGGCCTCGAGCGCCTGAAGTCTCAGAGCAAGGCCATGTGGGCCGACAAGGCCAAGGAGCAGGCGGCACAGAAGAAGGCACTCCAGGACGACCTGAGCTTCTACCACAACGTCTTGAACCTGAAGGTCAAGGCAGAACGCAAAGCGGCGGAAGAGATAGCGGCGGCGCGGAAGGCAGCTACAGCCTCGGCGGCCAAGGCCATGGTCAACCAATCCATGCAGTCTCCCTCTGGTGATTACTCGGTTTGGAACGCGGGAGCTACGGGGCGAGACTACGGGACGCTGAGGCAGGCCCACAAGCCGCAAGAAGGCAGCTCACTCACGAGCTCCCTGACACCTGTTGCTCGTCTGAAGTCTGACTTTGACGCGGCGTCTGAGGGCGCGAAGCGAGCTACCGGGAGCAACCAGACCTTTTCCCGTTCTCTGAACGACATGCACTCAGCAGCCAGAGGTGTAGCCTCTGGTTTCAATGCCATGTGGTTGACGTGGGGTGCGCTGGTTCCGTTGCTCGCAGGCGCTGCGCTATCCAATGCAGTTGTGCAGGTTGTGAGGCTCGGGGCATCGGTAGACGACACCATGACTCGCCTGCGCGTACTTGGCGGAGAGTCGACAGAAGCAGTCAGCGCACTGAATACACAGCTGCTTGAGCTGTCTCGGTCTGGTCCTTTTGGCCCACAGCAAGTGGCAGAAGCGATGAAGACCCTTACCTTGGCTGGACTTAATGCCACTGAGGTGATGTCTTCCGTGCAGGACGTCATGAACTTCGCCTTGGCCGGCGACACGGATGTGAAGGCTTCGGCCGAGGCACTGACTACTATTGCGACTGCCTTTAACGTGGCCGCCGGTGATTACGTTTACATCACCGATACGGTTTCAAAAGCTGCTGCAGAGTCTAAGGCGTCCATCGAATCGATGGCTGAGGCCATGAAGACGGCTTCGGTTGTTCATCAGCAGTACGGCGTCAGCTTAGAGGACACAGCTGTCGGCCTCTCCTTGTTGGCCAACGCAGGCATCCAGGGCTCCGCCGCTGGTACCGCCTTGCGCAACATGTACGTCGATTTGGCTGGCAGGACCAAAGAGGTCGACGCCATCCTGAAGGGTCTGGGTGTAACTACGCTGGACACCAGCGGCAAGATGAGGGCTCAGGCCGACATCTTCAGAGACCTGATGACGTCTCTACAGAAGAATGAGACCGCAGAGGGTGCCACCAAACTGCTGCAGAAGATCTTCTCTGAGCGAGGCGCCAAGGAGGCAATCGCCATCCTGAATGCCCTGCAGAAGAAGGTGGACGAAACCGGTGAGTCGGTCGTCACCGCGTACGACGCGCTTGCCAACAAGATATACAACGCCGCTGGCACCACCGCCATGGCAGCGTCCGAGCTCGCTCTGACTCCACTGGAGCAGATGAAGTCCGTGGCTGCGTCTCTTCAGACCACCTTGGTCGAGGCGTTTAATCAAGCCCAGCCTTACATACTAGAGGTCTCCAACCAACTGAAGAGCGTGCTTCGCTCCGATGAGTTCAAAGGAGCTCTTGCCTCCCTGATACAGGCGGTGGGTAACGCTGCTCTTGCGTTTTTGGAGTGGGGGAAGGCAATCCTGAGTGTCGTCCTCGCGTGGCAGGCCCTGAAGGGGGTGTTGGGTGTTGTCGCCGCCGTTGGCGCCTTCGGTACAGCTGCTACAGCGGCGGCGGCCGGTACGGCTGCGTTGGGTACAGCGGCGGCCGGAACCGGCGTTGCTGTCGGAGGGATGGCCACGGCCTTGCGTGTTGCCACATTGGCAAACCCTGCCCTCGCTGTGTTGGCCGGACTTGTAACCGCCGCTGGGGCCGCGTGGGGCCTTTACACCCTGAACAAGAAGCGGTCGGTTATAGAGGATCAGAAGGCTCTGTCTCTGAACCGCGACGAATACCTGTCGAAGCTCAACGAAGAGGCTGACAGGTTGGAGCGCATCGTCAACCTCAAGGCCCAGAGCAACGCACTGGACAATGTGCCCGCTGTCCGCCGGGCTGACGTCATTGGTGACGCCAATGCGAAACTGGCTCAAGCCGAGCAGGCGATGGCTGACTACAACAAGGCCCGAGGCCAGTTCAATAAGCCACTGCTCCCCAAGCTCCAGTCCGAGGTTGACGCTGCTCGAGCAGGGGTTGAGCAGGCCAGCGAGCTTCAGCGTTACGCAAATCGTGGGTACTCTGCTCCGATCACGCGGGTTGTTGACGCCTCTCGAGCCAAGGCAGAGGCGGAGAGGGAACGGGCAAAGAAAGAAGCCCGTGACTACGCCGCGCTTTTCCAAGGCGCTGGAACCGGTTTGGATGAGAAGTCCGGCAAGGGAAGCAAAGCCAAAGCCCTGAGCCTGAAACTCGACAACGAGCTTCAGCAGGTCGAGAAGCGATACAACGAAGAGATGCAGATGATCAACAAGATGCTCGGGAACGAGCAGAAGTTGCTGCAGGAGTCTCTGAATGCGAAGCTGATCACTCAAGGTGCGTTCTACGCCCGCGAACTCGCTATGGCCAACGAGGCCGAGTCCAAGAAGCTGGCGTTGACCGACAAAGCTGAGGCCGAGTACCTTTCCGCGATGCAACGGCGGATCGGAGAGGCCTGGCAGCAGTACGAAGATGCATTGTCCGCCGCAGGGACGAAGCGAAACTCAGCTGAGGTCCAGGCGGAGTCGTGGAAAGTTCTCCAGGCAGAGTTGACGAATATCGGGAACACAGCCGAGACGGTTTTCAAGGGGTTTGCCAACACCCGCAAGGAGATCAAGGACGGCGCCTTGACTCGCATGGAGCTGCAAGCCATCAAGGCCGCAGGAGCCATCAATGTCATCGACGAAGAGTACAAGGACCTGTTGAAGTCTGAGGAGGCGCTGCGCCGTGGACGTGAGCGCGACGCATCCACGCAATCAGCACTTCTCTGGGCTACACCTGAGCAAGCGGCCTTCATCCGCGCCTCTGCAGCGGAGACGGACCGCCTGACCGCGCAAGTCGAGAAGTACGACGCAGCTGTCGTGTTGGCCGAGCGTTCACTGAAGGATTACGTCTCCGAGTTGGAGATGGAGTGGCAGGTCACAGAGGAGCAGACCAAGCAGCTCAAGTACCTCGCTGATGCCCTTGCCGAGATCAAGAAGCGCCGGGATGAATTGAAGGGCGCCATCGACACCAAGGCCACAGAGCAAGGTATTGCAGCTGTTCGGGCCTTCCAAGAGCAGGAGTTGAAGCGCCTGACCGACGGCGTCGCAGATGCCATCGTCACTGGTTTGTTTGAAGGCGGGCAGGCTGGCAAGAAGAAGCTGCGCGACCTGATCGCCGCCGAGCTGCGCAAGCCCATCATGCTCATGGTGCAGGCCGTGGTCCAACCCATCGTTGGCGGCATGATGCAGTCGATGGGGATGAATGCGGTCTCCTCCGCCGGCGGCAGCATGCTTAGCAGCGTGGCTGGATCCGCCATGAGCAGCATGGGCACCTCTTTCCTTGGTGCAGGTGGCCTGGGCGGCACCATGGGGGCGTTCAGCACCGGTGCTTCAGCCGGCCTTGCCGGTGTGGACCTCACCGCCGCAATTGCTGCCTACACAGAGGCAGGTATGTCAGGTGTGGCTGCAGGCCTGACCGCTGGTTCCACTGTGGGTGGTGCTCTGGCAGCCATTCCGGGTTGGGGCTGGGCACTGGCCGGCGCGGCGCTACTTGCCGGCAGTCTGGACGACAGCGGCACACCTCATACCGGTGGCTACGGAGCCTACGGGCCCTCCGGTGCGAGTTACGGTGGCACCGTCCGTGATATGGCTGGCTTCAACAGCTTCAACCTCAGTGACGGCGACATCCGCACTGAGGCCAATAAGTCCAGCGTTGATCTGGCCAAGGGCATCGTCGGCATTCTGGACGGCGCGGCCAACACTTTCGGCAAGCAGGCTGGCTACTCTGCTGCGACAGCTTTCGCCGATGACAGCTCAGACGACGGAGCTTGGGGCGCATTGCGGATCAAGTTGGGCGAGCGCGTTGTCGCCGATTGGTCCGACGGCAAGGGCGGCATCCCCAAAGAGTTCGGTGACGGCGAGCAGGGTGCCAAGGACTACAGCAAAGCCCTCGCACAATCTGTGCGCGAGGCGATGATCGAGATCACACCTGACTGGGCCGACAAGATCCTGAACGACCTTGGCGCTGAGCCCACCATGGAGATGCTGGTTGAGGCCAACGCACAGATCGAGGCCATCGCCGGTGCGTTTGACCTGCTGAGCGAAGCCGGTGACGGCGCTTTGGCCGCCTTGGGCAACCTCTCCGACGCTGCCATCGGCAACCTCATCGAGGCAGCCGGCGGTGCCAAGGGCCTGATGACAAACCTTGGTGCCTACACCGATGGCTTTGCCACCGAGTCGCAGAAGTATTCAGCTGCCTCCGGTAAGTTGTCCGAGGGCTTCCAGAAGCTGGGCGTGACCATGCCCGGCCTCGGTGCCGACCTCGAGGGTTGGTACCGCGACCTCGTGCAGACAGCCGCCGGCCTCGACCTGACGGTTGACGCCAACGCCGAGTACCTGAATAGCCTGCTGCAGTTGTCTCCAGCTGTCCGGGCGGTGGCCGACGCCGACAAGGTCACACACGACCTCCAGCAGCAGTTGATGGTCAGCAAGGGTTTGATGACCCAGCGCGAAGTCGACCTCCAGAACCAACTGGCCACAGCCTCCAGCGCCGCGCAGGCCGGCCTGATGCGCTTGGTCAGCGCGTCCATGACCGCTGCCAGCCTGTGGAGCAGCATCAGCTCCGAGCTGCAGGGTTTCGCCTCCGAGGAAGAGGGTGCAACCGATTCCGGCGGTGGCGGCGGCGGTGGCGGCACCGATGAGATGACTCAGCGGCTCGTGGCCGCCAGCGATGCCATCAAGGATTTCATCAAGTCGATCACCGAGGACCCAATCGATGAGCTCAAGAACTCCAAGCTGGAGTTCATGCGTGCCCAAGCGCGTTACCAAGACGATCTGGCCAAGGCGTCGACTGGTGACGTTGACGCCATGGAGCGCGTCTCCAAGAGCGCCAAGAACCTGCTGGAGCTGCAACTCGATCGCGCCACCAGTGCGTCGGATGTTCGCAAGGCGCAGGCTCGGATGGCCTACGAGATGTCACAGCTCCCTGAGTTCAAGGACGAAGGTGGTGGCGGTGGGTCCGGCGGCACCAAGCCACTGTCCCCTCTTGAACTGCTCAACCGCGAGATCAAGGAACTGGTCAAGGCCATGAAGGCTTTGATGATTTCCATCGAAGAGACTGAGATGGGTCAGGGCGCTTACGAGGCGTTCATCGACGCAGTCGAAGCCATCGCCTCTGCGCTGCAAGCCATCAAGGACGCTGACATCTCCGTCAAGCTGAAGATCGATGCTGTCAACATTCTGACCGACCTGGCCGACACCCTTGACATCGCGGTCAAGGCCACCTGGCTGGATGACGACCTGAAAGAGTTGGTAGGCAAGGCGGGTACCGCTCTCGCACGCGCCATCGAGATCACGGTGAAGTCCAAGCACACGGAGGCTTCCATAAAGGAGGCGCTGGAGTCCCTGGAAGGCATTGGGCGCACACTCCGTGTGCTGGTTCGCACAGAGGAAATGGACCCAGCTACCCGAGCCCTCGCTCTGGCCGCCAACGGTATGTTGTCCACCACCGTCAGCATCGCCATGTCCACTCAGGGCATGAGCGCAGTCGACATCACCAACGTACTGACCATCATCAATGCTGCTGACAAGATCGTCAGCATCACGGCCACAGCTGAGAACATCCCTGAAGAGCTCAAGCAAATCATCCTTGGCACTGCTCTGCCGTCCATCAATAAGATCGTGCGTCTCGCTATCGAGGATTTCACCGGGCAAGACAAGGACATCATCTTGGCAGCGGCTGAGTCTGTCACCAAGGAGATTGATCTGGCTGTGAAGGCCGCCGACCCAGAGGCAATCCGCTTGGCGCTGGCCGAGTCTTTCGCCATCGAGGCGATTGTCAACGCATCGAACGGCGTCTTGACACCTGAGATCCGTACCCTGCTGGCATCTGGCAACGTCCAGAAGTTGGTGGAAATGCAGCTCCAGCTGATGGCTGGTACCTATGAGGTTGATCTTGCCAACCTAACATCTCCACGCGACGTCCTGATCAAGGCAGGTTTGGAGGGCGCTGCCTTCGAAGCCGCCATAGCCGAGTACGAACGTGACCGCACCGTCTCCATCGCTGCCCTGCTGCAGCCCGGTGACACGGTCGCGGAGTTGGCACAGCTGACCGCAGAGAAGAACGTCTACATCAAGGCGCTGCTGGATGCAGGCGCTACGCCGGCGCAGATTGCTGAGTTGACGGCCGCCACGAACCTGGACATCCTTGCCATCCTAGATGTGGCCGTGGCCACCGACAAGAAGGCCGGGCTCACTGCGCCAGATCAGACGCTGCTCACCGCCATCCTCGACACCAAAGACGCCACAGCGGCCAAGGACATCCTGCTGTCCCACGGCATCGCTCCGGCGACCGCTGTCCTTGACGCAAACGCAGCAAACGCCACCAAGGATCAGTTGGTGTCTCACGCCACCTTGACGCTAGATGCTGACCTTGATGCTTCTCAGGCTAACGCCATCAAGGACGACGTTACCAAGCCAGAGACCACCAAGATCACTGCTCAGTTGGACGCTACGGCCGCGAATGAAACCAAGAAGGCCTTGATCGCCCCCGCCAATACCGTGATCACTGCGGTGTTGAAGGGTGCGGCCGAGATGTCAGCGTCTCTCGACGCCCTGACAGCGCCACGCACGGTGTATGTCACTGTGCAGACGACCACGGTAGAGACGGTTGTCCGCAACTACGTGGACGGCTCCTCTCCTTCCACATCCCTGTCAGGTGTGCCAGCGTCCGGCAGCGGCCCCCTCGGGTTCGCTTCATCCTCCGGCTTCAGCATCGAGGTGCCACCGTTTGCCGCAGGCTCCAACTACGTTCCCAACGACATGTTGGCCATGGTGCACGAAGGTGAGCGGATCCTGCCTAAAGCGGACAACGCAGAGTTGATGTCCACATTGGACCGCTCTGCGGCACTGGGCAGCACCGTCTACTCCTTGACCCGTGCCATCAACCAGCTCGGCGACTCTTCGGCGATGCAGCCGGTGATTGACGCGGTGATCGACACCAACGACCAACTCCTGCGAATCAAGCGCAAGGTCGACGACATGTTGTTGGGTCAGATCAAGTCCATCGAGCTCGCAGAGATTCAGTTGGAGCTTTTGGAGGAGCTGAAGGGCATCTACGTTGCAGCTTTGGAGGCCCAGGCGGCGCAGATGGCTGCACTGCTGGCCGCGCAGGCGACACAGACCACGACTCTGTCCCAAGCAATCACAACTCAAGGCACCGCCCTGAGCACAGTGATGTCAGCAGGGTTCAGCTCGGTCACCTCCAGTGTCACCAGCATGGCTGACGCTGTCGCGTCTGCTGTGGCCTCTGCTGTGTCCCAAGCAATGGCGGCTGCTGCCGCATCGGCCACCAGAGGCGGCGGCGGAGGCGGAGGGGCTCCCACCAGCACAGCGCCAAGCCCGGCGGGTGTGGTTGGCGGCGGTAATCCTTACCAGCCGCACCTCGACGCCATGGCCACTGCAAACAGCTTCTATGCATCAAACGCTGTCGCTCAGGCCTACAACCCCAACGGCCCCGATCTCTCCGCTCAGGTCTACTGGGGTGACCGAGTTCTGGCTGTCGGAGCTGCTGCAGCAAAGAGCGAGTTTGAGAATGCGGTGCTCTCCTACGCATCAAGCAACCCCATCCCAGCCTACGCCTCCGGCGGCAGCCACATGGGCGGCCTGCGCTTGGTCGGTGAGAACGGCCCTGAGATCGAGGCCACCGGACCATCCCGGATCTGGAACGCCTCACAGACTCGCCAATTCCTGTCCAACTCGGAGGACAACGGCGGCGACGAGGCTCTGGCCGAACTGGTGCGCGACCTGATCGAGGAAGTCCAAGGCTTGAGGGCTGAGGCGCAAGCCACCGCCGGCCACACCGCCCGGGCTGCCAAGATTCTGGGGCGTGTGACCAACAACGGCGACGCTGTGCACACTTCTCCGGCACCTGTCTGATGGAGGGGGCTTGACGAAATGAAATAGCCATTCCAGTCTGGATCGAGAAATCCAGATTGAAATGGTCGTCGTCAAGCCCAATCCCCTCACTGCAGCTTCGCTGATCTCAACCAACGCGGTTGAGACAGTCACGCCTTGGAACGCCGCCAATGACTACGCGGTGGGTGACAAGGTGCGCCGTGACACGACCAACCGTATCTACGAGAACGTGATTGCGGGTATCGACGCTGTCACACCCGAAGTTGCCGAGCTCGCCGAGATTCCTCGGTGGGTCGACATCGGGCCCACCAACAAGTACGCCGTTTTGGATGAACAGGTGGGCACCACCACCAAGGCCACCTCTCCGTTGACGTTCAAGGTCAAGACAGGCACCTGCACGTCCGTCGCCCTGTTCGGCATCAAGAACGCACACACCGCCGATGTGGTCGTGCAGAACGGGATCCTTGGCCCTGTGGTGTATACGAAGACCGTCACGCTCGACGCCACCATCATCAACGATTGGTTCGACTACTTCTTTGAGCTGTCGGTGCCGAAGCCTGATCTGGTGATCACCGACATCCCGCCGTACTTCGACGCCTATGTGACGGTCACCCTCACCGGCGTCTCCGGTGCAACGGTCGAATGCGGCGTGTTCTTGGCCGGCCTGAATTACGACCTCGGCGCCACCCAGTACGGGGCGACCGCCGGCATCACCGACTACTCCCGCAAGGACACGGACGACTTCGGTAACGCCACCTTCGTTCGCCGGGCTTACAGCAAGCGGATGAACGTCAAGCTGACGGTGGACAACACCAAGCTCAACAAGATTCAGTACGTGCTCGCCGAACTCCGTGCCACCCCTTCCGCCTGGCTGGGCGCTTCAGTGCCTGGGTTTGACCCGTTGACGGTCTACGGCTTCTACAAGGACTTCACGATCGAAGTGGAGTACGCCAACCAGTCGCGCTGCGACCTCGAAATCGAGGGCTTGATCTAAATGGCCTTAACCGCTTTTCCACCGCTGCCGTCCCGACAGGATCCGGCCACCTTCGCCGAACGCTCAGACGCGTTCCTCGGCCACCTGCCGACCTTCGTCACTGAAGTCAACGCGCTGCAGGCGGACGTCACCAGCAAGCAGGGCACGTCGACCATTGACGCCGGCACCGCCACCACCAAGGCTGGCGAGGCCGCAGCTTCTGCCACCTTGGCGCAGAACTGGGCCACTCAGTTGGTCACACCCGTCTCCGGTGGTGAGTACTCGGCCAAGTACCACGGCCTGCTGGCCAAAGACTGGGCCAGCAAACTCGGTTCCCCCGTCTCTGGTTCCGACTACAGCGCCAAGCATTACGCGCAAGAGGCGGGGGCCAGCGCCGCAGCCGCCGCTACGTCGCTTAACAACATCAACTTGACCGAGAAGCTGAACCTCGGGTCCAAGACCAGCAACCCATCCGTCGACAACCAAGGCGATCCGCTGCTGGTTGGCGCGATGTACTTCAACTCGGTCGCTCAAGAGACCCGGGTGTACACAGGTACTTTGTGGAAGGCAGCCGGCACGTCCGTCAACGCCACCGCCTACCGGTACAGCTACACGGCGACAGCCGCCCAGACCACCTTCTCGGCGACCTATGACGTCGGGTACGTGGACGTCTACCTGAACGGCCTGAAGCTCGACGCCGCTGATTTCACAGCGGACAACGGCAGTTCCATCGTGCTTGCCGCCCCTGCTGCCGCCGGTGACGTCATCAACATCATCGGCTACGGCACCTTCGTGGCGGCCAACCAGTACTCCAAGCCTGAGACAGATGCGATCTTGGCCGCCCAGAGCGCCACGGTGACAGCTCAACTGAGCGCACAGAGCGCACAGGTCTCTTCGCTCGTCTCCTCTATCAACCAGAAGCTCTTCTACTTCGGGAGCATGTAAATGGCTATTGCAACTTCCCGCGTGAACGCACGCGGATACAAAACGGTCTACACGGTACCCACCGGCAAGCGTGCGGTGGTCAATGCCATCGTCCATGCATTGAGTGCTTTCAAGATGCGGCTGGGCATCAGCTCGTCGGCGGTCTCTGACTACACCGCACCTGTTCCGTACACCTACGCATCAGACGCAGTTGGCGATATTACGAAGCGGACTGCAGCTGGCGGCCCGTCGCCGAGTGCCGACAACTCATGGGTTGGTGCGGCGGTTGCCATGTCCAAGGACGGGCTGTGGGCAGTGATAGGTAAGCCGTTTTTCAACGGTACTCAGGGGCGGTTTGAGGTTTGGAGGTACATCTCCGGTGCTTGGACTTTCTCTCAGGAAATTATCCCGAACGGAGTAACGACGAACTGGTACGCTGCTTGTGAGGTCACGATCTCATCTGATGGTACGTACATCGCTGTAGCTGGTACCTACTCGGCCAGTAACCGGGTCTGGGTATATGTAAGGAGCGGCACTACCTACTCGTTGCAGCAAGAGATCGGCAGCCTGTTTAACTCTTTCTCGGAGCCAGGTTCTGGCTACGGATGGGATAAGTACCTATCGTTTAGCGACGCAGGTGACATGCTTGCGATAGGGGATGTAGCTCAGTCGACATACACAGGTCGAGTGCACATTTACACCAGAACGGCGTCCACGTGGAGTATTAAAGGGATCATCGACAACCCGGCTCTAACCACCAATACGTACTTTGGAAATTCCCTGCACCTCTCTGGGTCGGGGACTAGGATTGTCATTGGCCGCGCGTACGATAGTGTGACTGCCAACAGCAGCGGGGCAGTTGTTGTGATGACTACGTCGAATGGCGGCAGCACTTGGACTGTCGAGCAGACCATCAAGTCACCAAACGTAGGGGCCAGCTTTTACTTCGGCGGCTCTGTTGGTATGGATACAGCCGGGGAGCGCATCGTCGTCGGAGAGTACGGCGCTACCAATAGCGGCTCCAGTGCAGGGAAGGCGTACGTGTACCTTCGCACAGGTACAACTTGGGCGCTCGAGGCCACATTCTCACCTAACACAGCTGGCACAGGTTACGTCGGAGCTTCCGTCGATATGTCGGGAGACGGCACACACTGCCTGATCGGAGAGCCAGGTACTGGCACTGTGGTTGGTGGGCAGGCTCTGCTTTACCAGCGTTCAGGTACTACATGGACGCTGGTACAGACCATTAGGGAGACTACTGGAGCCAACAACGGCAACAGGTTCGGTTGGTCTGTGGCGTTGGGTAATGACCCACGCGGCAACCTACCTGCTATCCCAAGTTACACCGGCACTACAGCAGTCGCTGGTATATCTACGGCTGTTCAGCCTGTGACCTGGGTCATCGGTGTCCCACAAGGCGACGCCTACACCACTGACGTTGGCAACTTCCAGTTCGGATCCAACTACAGCACTGAACTGTCTCCACGTACCGCCAAGATCACCGCCATCAATGCGGCGATTGAGTCAGACGTAGCGACGCAACTCGCCACCCTTGCCCCCAACCTGATCGACCAGACCACTATCTCCGTCAAGTCCACTTGGGAGCGCACTGGGCTCGTGCTGGACGCTGGTGAGAGCCTGATCGTGGCATCTGAAGATTACACCGGCGACGCCAACGTGCAGTTGCGCGGCTTTGTTGAAAACGTCTAAGAGGTAGCCCATGCCTGCATATTCCGGTTCTATTTCGTCGTCGTCTGGGTCCTCCTCAGGTGGGTCCTCTCTTACATCTACCAACTACCAAGGGGTGGTACCTGTCCTCGTCGGTGACCTTGGTGTCTTTGGGTCTGGTCGCATACAGGTGTTTCAATCCTCAGGTACGTTCATTGTCCCCAACGGGGTCAAGGAACTGAGGGTGCGCTGTTTGGGCGCCGGTGGCGGTGGTGGAGCCTCTTCCAACACCTCGGCAACAAGCGGAAACGCCGGAGGGTCCACCAGCTTCGGGTCTTTGTTGAGCGCGACCGGAGGTAGTGGAGGTGCGGCCCGGAGCGGCAGTGGCTACAGCACTACGGACCAAGGCGGGGCAGGTGGCATTGGAGGTTCCGGTATCGGTGGTGACTACCAAGCCGCTGGCGGTACCGGCGGGAAGGCCTACTACCTGATCTCCGGTGGGGGAGGTGGCGCGGGGTCTCAGCTTGGCCCCGGCGGTAACGGTGGTTACATACCTGTTATTACATGGGCCAACGGGCTGGTTAATGCTTATACAGGTGGCGCAGGTGGGGCAATCCGGAACTCCGCGCTTGTTCCTGATGTAGGGAACTACACGATCACAGGGTATCCAGCACCCTCTGCCTTCTCCGCAGGTGGTGCCGTGGGCTCAGGGACCATCGGTCTCGTGTACGCGCCTGGCCCTTTCGGGTTGGTCAATAAGTCCGACAACCTGAGTGCGGGCAACGCTTCAGGCATCTTTCAACCTTTCCCGTTCTCCGTTTTCACTGGAGCGGGGGGTGTGAACTCCCCCACGGTGAGCAACGGTAGTCTGGGCGGGCCTGGCGGCTCCGGGGCTGGAGGTGCGGGCGGTCTTTACCAAGCAGGCAGCAACAACTATACCGGTGTCGGAGGTGACGGCGGGGTAGGTGGCGGAGGCGGCGGCGGCGGCCGTTTCAGCCACGGCGGCAACGGCG